GTTGCTGCAGATTGTGCTGCGTTAGCCTTTGTAGTTGCATCTGCTGCTGCTGCAGAAATTGCTGCTGATTGAGCAGATGAAGCTGATCCATAAGCATCAAATACGTTAGCCTTTACTGTAAGATTTCCTGCACCATCTACTGCAAATGTTCCTGCGTCTACGGATTTTACAAGAGTGGCTCCTCCAACAAGGTTAAGGATATAGGCATCTCCGCCTGTTTCTGTAAGTATATTTTGGCCATTGATTGTACCTGTTGCGCCTTCAACTACAAGACCTGATTTGATTCTAAAGTTTTTTACTACTGTTGCCATTTTTTATCCCCTTTTACTGCTTATATTTTTATTGCTGTTCTAATATATCTTGCAGTAACTGCTGTACTCGTTGGAGTTACGCATAACCCTATTATACCTGAATTTTCTTCAAATGTAACATTTGCAAGAGAAATATTTGTGTTAGAAATAATGTTTGACTGCGAGATGTTTATGTCAGTTCCATCATTAAGAACTACAATGTCTGATGTTTCATAAAGACTTCCTCTGGAAAGCTGTAACTGATAGTTTACTGTCCTGAAAGCTGTTTTTGAAAATGTATCTAATGTTGTTTTGTTTTCTATATCACTTACAGTTAAATCGTTGTTTCCTTCAAGGCCTAAAAGAGTAACTGTTTCGTTAGTGGTATTGGACAAGCTTGAAAGCGTTGTCTGTACCGCTGCTACTTTGTACTGAATTGAGTTTACGTCTGTTGAGCCATTTATACCAATTTTTGCTTCAATTGCTTCAATAGCATCATTGGCATTTATGTGTTGATCTGCGTGTGAAGGACTTGCTAAACTGCTCGTGCTTGTCGGGTTTGTTAAAGTGTCTAAGCTTGTTGGGAAACTAGTTGCCAATTGTGCCACCATCCATTGTTACTGCATTATTTATTATGTTTAGCTGCGAGTCTGGGACTCCGCCGTCATACCCAATTATAACAGGGTTTTGTTCTTCAATTATTGAATTTTCATTTATTGTTTCAAAATCTAATTCGTTTATGTCTACTGTATGTACGTTACCATCATAGTCATGTGTGTGTGGCAAAAAAGACAGATCTCTTGTTAAAGAAACCCACCCATTTCCATCATGTATCTTTAAGGCTCTGTCAGTTAAATTAAAAAACAAGTCTCCCATGCTTCCCTGTGGGTCGGAAGCAAGAGAAACTATGTTTAATAAAGATTTAACCTTTTTAGACATTTTAGCCTACTACGACAACTCTATATTGGCTAGCCGTAGGTGCTACAGCAAATCCTATTGAAACTATATCTAAAGTTGAGTGTGTTGTATCTACAATAACTTCTTCTTTACTTGATATGTCATAAACAGTAACTGCTATGTCTCTTGTATTTAAGAAATGAGATACTTGAAAAACAGTTGATAATCCATCTCCAATTGTTTCTGAGTATTTTCTTGCAATTGCATGGTAAGGTGATCCAGTGCTACCAAGTTTCCATTGATCTGCGGTTTCGTCCCAAAGAATTTCTGCGTCTGGGGCACTTCCTCTTTCTACAACGATTCCAGCATCTACAGTTGGTGCTCCTGTTGCATTACTGTTAAGTTTTACCTTGTTATCTTCAATATTAATCTGTGTTGTGTTTACAGAATTAACAGTTCCAATAACATTTAGGTTTCCGCCAACTTGCAGATTTCCAGTAATCTCTACGTTGTCTGGCAATCCAATTGTTACTGCGGATGTGTGTCCACTATTTGGGGAAACAGTAACTTCGTTTGCTGTTCCAACGATAGTTGCTACATAATCTCCTGTTGTTTGAGTATCTAGCGGGATGACTAAATTGGTATCGCTTGCTGCTGTTATTCTTCCTTGCTGATCAACAGTAAATGTTGGTACCTTGGTAATTGAACCGTATGTACCAGCTGTAACAGCGGTATTATCTAGGTCTATTGTTGTAGTTCCAGATGAATCGTCGTATGTAGCAGTTAGTGATTGGCCTCCAACTACATATTGACCAATTGCGTCTTGAATTACTTCTAATGAGCCAGAAGTTGAGATCCAGTTTGTTCCATCAAAAAAGTATAAAATATTATTTGATGTATTAAAATAAATCTGTCCTGATACTGGTGACGATGGTGCGCTTGCTAAATTTTGAACTCTAGCATTTAAAAGTTCATTTTTATTTAGATCAAGATTTACTACAAATTGTCTTGCCATTTTGTTTCTCCTTTATGACAGATATGCTGTCCCTGAAAATGGTTGAGCCATTCTCAGCGTTATTTTATTTAAACTGTTGTAATCTACTTCAGTTTCTAAGATATCTCCTGAACTAGCTTTTACTGTTACGTTTGGGCTAAATCCAAGATTGTGTGTTATTTCTATAGAATACACTCCTGCTGATAAAACAAGATTTTGTAAAGACCAAGAGCTAGAAAAAGCAAATTCTCCTGGAGTCTGAACTAATGTTATCTGTTGAGCATTGCTCCAAGACAAATCATTAAGTTTTGGTCCATAGAATTTTGTTGTAACAATATCATAATAGAAATCTCCAGTCATACCCAAATTGTTTGAAGGTGCTCCAGAGCCATTTAATATTGTTCTTCCAGCAGGTCCTTGTGGTCCTGGGGAATTAACAACTACTTGATTTTTTACTCCTGATATAAATACTTGCTCTGCCATCAGATGGTTACCGATCTGCTAAGAGATATAAAGCCTTCAAGTAGTTTTATTTTATTTGAATTGCTATCTGTAACCATTATGTCATATGATGACTTTGGATAAAATAACTTACTTGTTTGTGTTGGTGTCATCTTAATTGTTAGTTTACCGTTAGTGGGGTCTATTACAATTCCGCCAGATGGCGATGTTAGGGTAAAAGCTAATTTAGTTCCGCCTTTTAAATCACGGACTTGCATTTTTGCAGAAGCGCCAGTTAGATCTATGGGATTTCCATCTTGATCTTGATAAATTGCTTCAAACGTGTGGGTTGTGTTTTGATCCACTTCCCAATTTTTTTGTCCTGCCATTTGCTAGTACTCCTAAATAGGAAAACTCCTATGCCAATTTTAGCACAGGAGCTATCCTAATCGAGTAAGATTTATTTCTTGGTAAATCCAAAAGCTAGTTCATTTGGATTTAAGGCTTTCAAAATAACGGGTGCACAAGCTGCGATTCCGCCCATCAAAAGGTCTTTAGGGTTTGTGTTCCCTGTCATGTACAAGGCAATTGCCGCACCTAAAAAGTGGCGACCATAACTTGCTAGTGCTGCTAGAATTTTTTCTTGCATTTCTAATAGTCCATTCTGTTTAAGATCTTTTTTCATTTAGATCCTCCTATTTCTGAGCATTGCGCCCAGGAATTTTGGGTTTTACCCCAATTACATTATACTACCATAAATAAATATTGACAAACCTACCTAGTGCCCAGTCAGGGATCTCCATACATCTACTGTAATTTCATTTGCAATATAGAGAGCGGTTAAATTTAAAAAGATCTGAATGATAGGCCCAGAGTAAGACTTTTGTTTAGTATTCGGCAAAATGTTTCTTTTTACTGGGCGAATCATTAACTTCATGATGGGAACTTAATCTCCCCGTTATCTGCAAACACTAGTCCAAGGTGATCTCCTGGCTTTAGGTAAGTTTCATTTATTCCTTTTTGAGCCCATCCCCATTCATTTTTAGGAAAAGGAATTTCTTGTTTCTTTTTTACAAGAACTGCCCAGTATGCTTCTGCTGGAGGCATAGATTCACAACTTTCAACAGACTTATCTGGAAAACCATTTACTCTACAAACTACTGCATCTCCATACTTTCTTGTGCCTTCTATTTTATATCCAGCTTTTAATAAAACATCTAATGCGTTTGCTTGAAAATCTGAATTAACACAATGTGTTGCATCCACGGCGTCTCCTGGATAGTCTACAAAAACATTAATACATTCCTTGTTTTCTTTTTGAATAATTGAATACCCTGCAAAAACTAAACCGCAGGCTACTAGAATAGATAAAACTTTTTTCATACTACTCCTTTGTTAAGTTGTTTATTTTACAATATTTATGAAGAAATGTCTACTAGTTCGCAATTGCCATCTGAACTACAGGCAAGGGTGGCATTTGTAGATGTTCCGTCTTCTGTTTCGTAAAAATATAAGTCCGCCCATCTAATTTCTTTAGGCATTTTTGAAACTAGTTCTTCATATTCTAATTTAGAAACTTCTTGGTATGGAGCCTGCTTGTATGAGTGATCGGACATAGGCAAGAATGATATTCCAGAGACTTCATCAAAGTTTTTATATACCCAAGCTCCTACTTCCATCCATTCATCTTCTTTTACTGAAACTGTGATAGATGGCTTATGCTCACACCATGCACGTTGGTAAACTAACCAAATATTTAAGTGTTCAATTGCCGTCAAATCTTTTCTAACCACAGCCCCATCTGGAGCTTTTATTGGAAACGAAAATACATAGGTGTCGTTTGGCTTCATAACGTCATCCTCTACTGGAATTCCAACTTCTTTTAAAAATGTAGATATTGGATCTCCTTTTGAGCCACGAACTGTTCTAATGTAATACGGAGAATGCCAAGCATGCATTCCTGAAGATACTCCAACTAGTTGAGACACTGTTCCAGAGGGCTTTACGCATGTAATAGCAGCAGACTCTGGAATTCCAAGATTTCCTGCCTCTTTTTTATTTGTCTCTCTAGCTTTCTCTCTAAGAGTCATTAAGAATGCTTCTAAAGACACTAAGTCTTCTTTTCCAGACATAAACTGATGACCAAATTGTCCAGTCAGAGATACCCCTAGTAATCTTTCCTCTTCTGTGTTATCTTTCCAAATTTTACGAAGGTACTTAAAATTAGTAAGAGTAGACTGCCATGTTCCAAGAATTGTTGCTAGTTCTACTTTACGCTCAATATCTTTTTTTGTATCTTTTTCACGTAGTACGACTTCTGAAAGATTACAAAACTGATAAGGACGTAAAATAATTTCTGAACAAGGGTTAGTTCCGTAGTGTATATCTGGATCTCTTCTTCCATACTTGGCTGCCTGGGCTTGAGCTGCGGCCACATTGTATATACCTCGTTCTCCTGATTTTGAATCATATAAGGATTTCCATTCTGCAATAAATTGTTCCATCTCTGGTTTACGAGAATACGCAACAGAGTTATTTGAAAGAGCACGTTGTCCATTATGCTCCCACCAATTACCAGTTTTTGCTTGTGCCATTTCAATATCATTAATATTAGAAAGAGAAATTAATGCAGACCTTCTAACTCCACCAACTACTACAATTTCTCCAATCTTACACATAATGTCATGTGCCTCAATTGGTTTAAATGATCTACCTGCTGCAGATTTAAATTTTGCAATTGTAAAATCAAACAAGTTAACTAATGGCTGTGGTCCTGATGACCTACCACCCATAGTCTTAAGTCTTGCGCCAGCGGGACGAAGTTTGCTTACATCAATTGAAGGAACTTGACCAGACCAAAGAAGTGCAAGCAATTCACGAAACGCTTTTGCCCAACCAGACTTAGAATCTTCAACAATAATTACTGTTGTAGACTTTTCAAAAGATTCTGGAATCGCTGGAAGCTTATTAATGTATTTATACTCAACGGAAAATCCTACTCCCGTTCCACACATAAGTATATACATTGTTTCGTCAAATGATCGTGGAGAATCTACTGGTATAAAAGAACAATTGTATCCTGCAACATGATCTCTATCTAAAGCAGGTCCTGCTGTCATTACAGATCTCATTGATGGCATTACGTCACGATTGTAAACAGATTCTTTTAATTCTTTTAATAAATTTGGTTCTGGGACGTAGCCATTGTTGTCTTTAAGATACTTTATCATGTAGTCAAAATATCTATCTACTGTTTCTGCCCATGTCTCACGACGGTTTTCTTCTGAGATCCATCTTGCATAACGAGACAATGCAATAAAATTTTCATATGGGTTTTCAATAATTTTTGACATATATACCTTTTTCTTCGCTTAGCGTTTGATTATTTTTGGATGAGGTCTAAGTGTATCAAACTTTATTTATAAAAAGAAGTGTTTATAAGTTTTTTAAAAAATTATTATTACTCAACCAAAACAATGTTTAATAACTTAAATAGTTATATATAAACGCTAAATCATTACTTTACACAAAAAAATACTAGTTGACTAGATTGACTTATTCTTGTTTCTAATGGTATTATTATAGTTCGTTATCTCTAAAGGAGGAATGCCAATGGAGAAAATTAAAGAACGTTTGAGTGATGTAGTCCATAACTGGATGGCAATAGGAGTAGTAGTACTATTTTTATTTTCCGTCCAACCAGGGCCTACGGCTTCTCAAGCTTTAACTGTAGAAATACAAAAAACTGAAAAACAACTAAAAAGAGAAATACTAGATAAGTTCAGCAATGAAACTTATAAGCACTCTCAAATGCTTGCCCCAGAAGATTTAAAAGATTTGCTGTGGGCTGTTGGATTTGAAGGAGCTGGTTTAAAAACAGCTTGGTCTGTTGCAAGGGTAGAATCAAACGGAAGACCGCTTGCTCTAAACGACAACAAATCGACTGGAGATAAATCTTACGGAATTTTTCAAATCAATATGCTAGGGAAACTTGGCGTAGACAGATTAGAAAAATTTAATTTAGTTTCAAATAAGGAATTATTTGATCCAGTAACAAACGCAGAGATAACGTATTTTATGACTAAGGGCGGTAAAGATTGGTCATCATGGTCTGCTTCGACAGGCAAAGCCCAGGATATTGTAAAAGATTTCCCTAAACAATAAGGAGCCATATTGAAAAAGATACAAATCGTATCTAAATATATAGCCCTATCGGAAGAAGGCCTTGTTCCTAGACTTGAATGTCCTATGGATCAAGGCTTTCTTATGCCTAATGTAGATTTAAATGATAGAATATATTTATACTGCCTTTCTTGCAGTTACAAAACAACAATTGGGAGTAACCGTTATGAGTCTATTGAAAAACTTGTTAAATCAAGAAGTTCCGACTGACGGTGGTCAAATAAAAGAAACAGACTCTATGGGTCGAGAAATATTTTGGCTAGACATAGGTAGACCTAATGAATGAAGAAAAAGAGCCTTCTCAAAACTTAGAAGATAACCTTCCAATGGTTAATTATATTATGTTGCACAGGATATACGACCTGTTAGTGCTAATATCAAAATCAGTTGCTGAGCCAGAAGAAGTTCAAAAAATGATTGATTATCACGAAAAAGGTTTTTTGCTTGGACCCGTTCCTTCTTTTACTTCTGTAGATAGCAATGAAGATGTCTAAAAAAAATCCAATCAATATACCGCCATTTTTTTATTTTCCAAAAAATATGTTTTATTTAAAGCCAATGACTTTAAAAACTTTAAAGAAAAGAAATTTATTAGAAAAAATACCAAAAATAATTAAATTAAAAGCTAATTACCATATCAATCAAGGGAATAGAGCAAAAAATTTATTAAAAATATTAAAAGATCATGGTGAAGTTGTTTCTTTCTTTGTGAATAAAGAAATTTACATTACGGCCTTCTCTCCAGAAGCTGCGTATCAGGTATCTGTCGCTCAAAAAGATAATTTTTCAAAAGGTAGAGGTTGGAATAGAATTAGAAAATTTGGGGGAGAGGGAATGCTAACTCTAGAAGAGCCTACCCATTCTCAAAGAAGAAACATTGCCCAGCCCAGTTTAAATTATAAAAAAATACAAAAAAACTATTTTGACATTATGTGTGATAAATCTGAAAACAAAATGATTGATTGGCAAAAAAATAAAAAAATAGAAGTGCATACTGAAATGGTGCATTTAACTCTTGAAATAGTTTGCCAATCTTTGTTTGGCATTGATTTTAAAGAAAAAACTTCTTTTGTTAAAAAACATATGGATATCTGTGTAACAAATGGCGAAAGAACTGTGTCTCCTTTGTTGCATAGATTTGATCACACCAATTTACCGATATTTAAACAATTTAGAGAATCTTCTATAGAACTATATAATTTTGTTCAAAAAACTATTGATGAAAGAATTAAAAACCCTATAGAGTCAGACGATCTATTAAATGTTTTTATAAAATCATATCAAGATCCAGAAAGCAATTTATCTTTATCTGACATAAATAATGAAATACTAACAATGCTTTTGGCTGGTTTTGAAACTACTGCAAACGCTTTGTCTTTTGCAATATGTAACATAAATGATAATCCCAAATATCTTGATCTTCTTAAAGAAGAGGCCAAAGAAATACTTTCAAAAAGAAATGATGATAATTTTATAGAATTAGTCTCTAACGCAAAAATTTGCTCATCTATAATTAAAGAAACTTTACGAATTCATCCTCCACTTTGGATACAGCCAAGATCTTGCAAAAAAGATTCTATAATTGACGGTCATTTTTTCCCACAAGGAGCTAATGTGGTTTTAAGTTCTTACCCTATTCATAATAACCCCAATATATATA